GCCAATTTTAAAGAGTAGATTATATAGTATGTCGTTTGCCATTATTTTTTACCACCTTCTTTTTTACGAATCCATTCCAGTTCTTTGAGGCGTCGTGCCCATTCTGTGTCTGTAAGGCTGTCGGGGTCTTGTATGCCCATATAATAACGAAGCTGCGCATTACTAATCCGCAGCCATTCGTTGTCATGTACCACGGCAGCCTTTAAAGTTTTACCAAACTCGCCTCTTTCACCTCCACCAATGTTCCTAACACCTGGCTTGCGCTAAGGAATAAGCTATCATCAGTTTTTATACGGTCGTCACCTGCAAGCCAGCAGCCATTTAAAAGAATCTCGTTGAACTTTATAGGGTCTTTGCTGGCTACGCTGCTGGCATAACTGAGGGTTTTGCGGTCAGGCTTTTTTAAATAAGCTTTATGGCCGTCCACGTCAATTTCAAACACTTCGCCGTGTTTGCTCTTAAGTTCTTTGATCAGTTCTAAACGTGCCTGATCTTCAGGTGTTAATGAAGTTTGCACTATAATTTGTTTTTGATGATAAATGGTTTGCGGTACAACTGTGCGACGCAAGAATGATGAATAATGAACTAAAGGCCCGGACAAACAATTACACTTGTCTCCTGATGCGGGTTGCAAGAAAAGGCAATGTTATTTCCATGTTCTTATCTCCTTGCTTAAGCTCGTCGCCGGATTCAGTTACATACAGGTTTTCAATCCTGTTTGTGATAACAGCATCACCAGCAGTAGCATCGCCATAACTAACAATTAAATCCAACCCTTTTAAATTCAAGATTGACCCGTTACCAGCTTTTATCAGCGCTTCATGTTCACTTTGTAACATGGTAATTTCGCCTTCTACGGATACGTTTCCAGACTGAATACTGTGGGGATAGCGACCTTTTGCAAATAACGGTTCCCGCTCAATTTTCTCAGTGTATTTAACGCCCCTTATTCCGGTAAGGTCACGACCACCAAATACGGCAGTTAAATCAGACCACCCATATTCCCTGCTGTCAAAAGCCATAGCAAATATTTTATTGTTGTTTTTTGAAAATTATGAGATGACCTGAAAGCCCAGGTACACGTTTATGTAACGTGGGTAGCCAAATGGCCTAACCCTTACCTGTATATTTAATATGGAATCTGCCACAACGTTTTGCGCAGGATTGATAAAGCACTCTACGCCACGATCATTCACATTTGTAACATCGGCGCTCAGCTCACCATTTGCGGTCATAGCGTTCGCAATGGCGCTTTCTACTTTAGCCTCCCAACTTTTTATAATTGGCAACTGCAAAGTGCCATCGCCATTTACCGGTACTTCGTTGAGCAATTCATCTAACATGCTATCGTAAGCAATACGAAAAGCTTTATCAATTGTGCGCCTGGCTGTGAGGTGACTATAGTCATCCGTAGGAAGCGTGGCCGTAAAGTCATCATTGAAGAAATAACCGCTACGGCCTATGAAGGTGCGAAAGGTGATGTAGCCTTTGTTGTGGATGCTTTCTACATCGGCGATCTCTGCCGCTTTATCACCGATGAAGACCGGCAGGGTGGTAACCGGGCCATCTTTTACACGGCCTATGTTTCTTTGTACAGGTATAGAAGCGATACGGCCAGCTAACAAACCAATAGCAGCCGCCTTACTGCTCTTAACGGTGTCGCCGATCAGTACACTTACTGCATTGAAGTTCTTAGTAGTCAGGTCTTCTAAAGCAGTTGCAACACCGCTATAAGCATACCCTTCTAACAGTACAAATACAGGTGCAAACTTTGTATCCTGTGCCCATTGTGCTAAAGCCTGTGCATTAGTCATTGCAAGTGTAACATCGGCATCTATGCCATTCGTTACAACAGGCGTATAACCCACAGCAGGCGTGCGGCTTACAATAAGACCGCGAAGCCGACCATTAGCGGCATTAATCAGCGCTTTCGCTTTTGCACTGTCAGTCACATCTACCATGTCGCTCATCTTAACCGTATCTGGAAAAGCCATTACCCACAACTCAGCGCCGTTACCTGCAACCGCGTAAAAATCGCTTACGATCTTGTACAGACCGGGATTGTTGGCAGATGTAACACCTAAAGCAGTCAGGCTGTCGAGGCTGTACAGCGTGTAAGCGGTAGCCAAAAGGAAAGTGGTGCTGACGGTAGTGCCTGTGCAAAGCAGTCCTAACACACCGTCTGCTGCGGTAGTTACAATACCTAAAGCGCCGTTCTCGAAATATATTCTTACGCGTGGTAACATTGTGAATTGTGAATTGTGAATTGTGAATAAATACAGCCGACTTTTAGCAGCTTCCCGTCATTGGCAGGAACGAAGCAATCTACTATTTGCCCTTGCCTTTCTTTGCAGGTGCAGTAGCAGGTGCAGCCGGGCTGTTGGCAGCAGGCGCACCGGTGGCGGTAGTTACCGCTTTCACCTCTGGTTCAGGCTGTACCGTTACCTTTCCATTCTCAACCTCAGTATTAGTAACGATTGCGCCAGTTGCCTTTTCAGCAGTAGCCAATTTGTCCTTTACATCACCTGTTACCGCAGGTTGCAACGATTGAGCGGTAATGGTGTCTTGGCTTGTGCCACCATCAACATTGTGCGTTACGATCTTGTCAATGACCGGCATAGTTTCGGTTTCTGCTGCTACCATTACAACTTCACGCAAATGCGTGGTGATGGTTTTAGCTTCTAAGCCTCTCGCATGAAAACCTGCATCGCCATCTTCGCGAAACAATAATTTATCTGAGGTCTCAAACACTACGTTGCTTGCCGGGTGATCTTCAAAAAACTTTTTTACGTTATCCATAATATAAAAATTAAAGTGATTTTAAAATTGTTTATAAGCCGTTGCTAAGCGCACATCGTAGGCAGGCTGTTTAAGTTTTACGGCTAATGCTTTGTATCCTGAACCGTTGTAGTAATATGCAAATGTTGACCAGTCTTTTACCTTTAATGCCCGGTCAAGTTTCGGGATGGATTTAATGAACCTGATTCCCTGTTCCAGTTGGTTAGCTTCGCTTATCTTAGCATGGTCCCACATGGCACCAACAGTATCGAAACCTAATGTTTTGTAATGAAACCCCATCACCTGCATCATGCCTATTGATGTGCTTTCCATAGCCGCATTTGCATCTATGGCAAACGCATCGTTAAACGCTTTCCATTCTGTTGTTTGATTGCTTACTCCATTGTTTACCCACACATGATTTTGTGCATGGTTGCGCCAGTCTTCAAACTTCCTTTTAAACCAAAGTGGTTCAAATTGTATGATGATCTTGCCGGTATCTTTTGAGAAGCCAATGCCCGAACCTTCAACCTGGTTAACGGCGGCAAGCGCGGCATACTCATAACCATTTGCTAAGGCAAGTGATGCAATGTCTTTCGTCTCTATTTTTAATCCTGCGCTAACCATTTGTCACTATTTTTAAAACTGAAATAAACTGTAATGCACACTCACACCGGCATTCGGCAGCCATTTTCCATTTGCATAGCCGTAGCCAACGTAAGGGCCGATGCCTAACCGCTTTCGGCGAGGCAGCGGAATGCGAAGACTGGTTAACCCTGTAATGGTTGTGTTAGGATTGAGAGAGAACGCATCTACTTTGATCGTTCGTTTATCTCTGAAAGTGGTAAATACAAGGCTGTCCCTATACTGGTATTTAATAAAAGAATCTTTGCCAATCCTTCCATTGAGCGTTAGAAACTTGTCATCATAATCAAGATTGTAATATGCACCTGTTTTAGAGCTGTCAATATAGACCGTGTCAATATTCGGCTTTATACTACCAGATGTTTTTACACCGGCCATTGCAACCGATTCTATTTGCTTGACTTTTATACCAACCAGGTTACTGATACTATCAATTTGCGCCTGGTACAATGATTTTAAAACATCTATATCGGCTTGCTGCGTACTTGCCTTCGCGTGTTCCCTGCCAACTACATCTTTTATGCGAACAATAGTGTCGTGTTGTAACTGTACAACCTGCTCTATCTGGTTTAGCTTTTCGCCCCTGTTGTTGCAGGTCTTAATCGACAATAATGCTATAACACATAGCAGTCCTACGATTATAATACGGCTCATTTTTGTTGATTTAGTTTTGAGGTCAGCGAGTTAACCGCTTCTGTAAGGTTTTCATTGCTGGTTTTCACGTCGTTAAGTGTGTTGATGCTTTTCATATTTATATCGTCAACACGTTTAAAAAATGTTTCAATTTTATCATCGTACAACTTCCTCAGCTCCTTTATATCAGCCTCATACTTTATAACCAGCGCATCCATCTTTTGCCGAACTTCCTTTTGTTCCTTCATAAAGTACAGAAGAAAAAAAGCCAGCACACTTAACATACCACCGGTTTGAATGAGATCGTTCAATAAATTGGATTCACCGGCGATTAACAAAAACATAAGATTTTAAATAAAAGGGGTAACACAACCGGTTACCCCTGGTTATTAGAGGAATTACTACTAAGCGGCAATGTCAGAGACTATCGCAGCGATAAACTTTTGCTCCATAGGCACAGCAATGAAGTAATGCCTGTAGTTTATCTTATTGGTTTGGTTTTCCGGGTCATCAGCGGCCTTCGCAAAATATTGCTTTGTCATCCCTGTTTTTTTGGCAATGATCTCAGGGCTAAACGCAACAGAAGCCTGCTTGTGTGTACCGCCTGGTGTGGCAGCAAAAGCCAGTTTTACTTTTGTTGAAACCGTGTAGTACGGGTTCAAAATATACGGAAGGAAAATATCGAAACCAGCAATGTTTGGAGCCAGCGTTCCCGCCCTGTAATTAACCAGTTGATCACCAAAACCGGCCCTGTCAAGCAGCATATCGTTATAGTGATCGCTGCACGGTACAAACCTGCGTCCTGCGGCTGGCATGCCAGCTTTATCGCATGCATCTTTAAATGCAACCAGGTCAGCATAGGTTAGTCTTTTACGACCAGTACCATCAGCAGCGCCGGTGGTTAGCAAAACCGGAGTGGCGGTGGTATGACCTGCCGGAGCAATAGCATGTATTGCCTTTGCATACTTCTTTTCTGTGATGGCGTTCACGTGGTTACGTGTTGCAGCATCAATGCGGGGATAACTTGCGCCAATCACCTGGTCATCACTCAAAGTGGTTACTTTGGTTTGATACTTATCCAACTGCACAGTAACATTATCATCTGTGTACGCCTGCAATGCAATCGGATAAGTGGTATTGTTGATCAGCACCTCAGGCTTAAAAGTGCTGGTGGGTATATGAATGATGTTGCTTTCGCTTGCATCACCACTGCCAACCTCTATTACTGTTGTGTCCAATTCTGGAATACCATCGAGCCAAAGTGCAATAATTGCAAGGGTTATATTCATGCGAACCCTGTTCAGCCATACCTCGGGAAAATTTGCGGCCATAAAAGTTTATTTATGTTGGTTTTTCAATTAAAAATGATTTTTATTTCTTCCTCCTCTCCCCTGCGGGGAGAGGCCGGGTGAGGGGTCTACGCAAAAAGCTCCTTGTACGCATCAGGGTGAGCCTCTTTGAAAGCCAGTTGCTTTTCTAAAGTCAGCTTTGAAAAGTCCTCTGCTGTTTTTACTTCTGCATTGGCAGCACTACCACCAACATTGATTAGGGTTGCAGCAAGACTTTTCTTTGCAGGCATAGAACCAATGATCTTTGCAGCAGTCTCATAGTTGGTCATAGCCAGGGTAACAAAATGCTCTTGCATATCAGCCGTCAAACGACCTTCTGCTATTGCAGTACTCACCAGCGTTTTAGCCTGTAACTCGGCCTGGTCTTTTACCGATTTTTCAAGTACTACAACTCTTGCCTTTGCCGCTTCATAATTTGCGCTAAGGGTTGAAATGGCATTACTAACAGCCGCTACATCATCGGCATTCTGAAGACCCAACGCCACCAGTACGGTAGCTGATAAAACAAGTTTTTCCATTTTATTTGTATTAAAATTTTCAGTTTTTGTAATGGCAGAAAGCGTAAGCTTTACCGCATTTTCTTCTATCAGTTCACCGGTTTCAGCCACATATAGTCTAAGAGAATTACTGTTAGAAGGGACCGCCACAATACTGGCCTCAAACAGTTCGCATTTGGTCAACTCCCAAACACCATCTGGTGCAAGCTTCATGTGTTCACGGTCAAACGTTACCCCTATGCTTACGCCTTTTATAAAGCCTCTATCTACTTTCCCTTTAATCAGCTTGGCTTTTTCATCCTCTTCGTCAAATTCATCTTCAGCAGTCAAATGCCCGTTTTCCAAAACCTCAACATTTTTCCATCTGCCTAATACGGCACTGGTACTGTTCCAATGTTGATCAAGCATTACAGGATTGGCTTTGAAGCGCTTTAGCGATATACCCTTTGTAGGTATTCTAAAGCCATAGCTGTTTTTTACTTTTTCATCATTCAGTACAAACGTTGCCATTAGTCTTTTTTCATTTTGTTGAGTTTGCTTAATCAGCGATGTAGGACACAAAAATGAAGGGTTGGAATAGCCTGTACAAATAGGTGTGCAAACCTTGCAGCGTTATTTTAAAAGCGCCTATATAGCTGTCATTTTTGCCACATGGCAAAGGAAAAAGCAGCTACAAAAAAGAGTACTAAGACACAGGATGGCAGCAGGGAGTATGCATTTATGTTGTTTATGCAGCGTGTTTCGCAAAATGAGATTGCTGCACGGGTAAGCCGCAGCATTCAGACAATTAGTGACTGGAAAAAAAATGACAATTGGGAGGCGAAAAGAGCCGCCAAAAGCATCAGCATGGATGAACTGATTGTGAAAGCTTTAGGCAAGATCAATGAGATGCTAAACCAAAAAGACTTCAATGCAGATGCCTTTGCCAAAGCCGTCGCACAGCTTAAGACTTTAAAGCAACGTAACACTGTAGATGACGAGATCATGTGTTTTATGGATTTTCAAAACTTCATTATTGAGCGCAGAAACATTGATGATATTTCTGAAGAATTCATAAAGAGACTTACCAGGCTGCAAGACACATTTATTCAATTCAGAATGGGTAACAGATGATGTATATAACAGATTTAACTAAGTATGTCGACGAAAACTTAAGCGGCAATTTATCCATAGAGCACCTATCAGCGAAGTCAGGCTGTAGTACTGCCACGCTGAAAAACAAATGCATACAAACATTCGGGGAAACTATAGGAGAGCATATACATAAAAGAAAAATGTACGCAGCCGCCCGTTTACTTACAAGTGGCAAATACTGGAAAGTGGCTACCATAGGTAAAGAGATCGGATATACTAACATGTCTCATTTCGCTGCAAGATTTTATAAATTCTTTGGGCATTACCCGCACACCGTACACATAAAGCCAGATGACAAATAACAGAGTTTCAAAGGAATTATGGAAAAAGTGGGAACAACGTTGTCAATGGGTGCAGTCTGCAACCTTTTGCAATCAAGTCTCTGAACCTGAAAAGGCTAAGACTTTAAAGGAAGTTGAACCAAAATATATAAGATGGTTCGAAAAGTTTTTTCCTCATTACGCGAAAAAGAAATGTGCATGGTATCATGTATTGATGGCTGACACCATCATTAATAACAAAAAATTAAACCTGCTTAATGAAATATTCAGAAGCGGTGGCAAGTCTGTTCATGTTGACATGGGCATCCCCCTGTATTTATATATAGTTAAAAAAGATTTGTTTTTTATGCTTCTCGTTGGGGAAACTGAAAGTAAAGCAAAAAGACTATTGAGCGACATACAGGCAGAGTTACAATACAACGAACTTTTAAAAACTTTCTACGGTGAGCGGTTTCAATTTGGGAATTGGGCGGATGGCGATTTTGTTACCACTGATAGTGTCCAATTTCTTGCTTTGGGATTCGGTCAAAATCCGCGAGGTGCCAGAAAAGGTGATAAACGCCCTGATTACATTAGTGTAGATGACGTAGACAACAAACGGCACGTGAATAATGACCGCATGATGCGGGAAGCCGTTGATTATATAACGGAAGACATTTGGGGCTTATTCGATTCGACCGATGAAAGCACTGAACGCTTTATTTTTAGCAATAACAATATTCACAAAAATTCCATCACCAACCGCCTCAAACAATACTTTAACGAAACGCTCAAAAAGAATAAAGAACAGAGAATCGTATCTGACACTCTTTTCAAGATAATAACCGTAAAAGCGGTAAAAAGCTTAGAAACCTTTGAACCCAACTGGCCCGAAAAAACAAGTGCAAAATATTGGCGGAACAAATACAATAGCACGCCGTACCGTTCTTTCATGCGTGAATATATGCACCTACATATTGAAGATGGGGCCGTTTTCAAGTATGAGGACATTCTTTATTGTGATGCCTTGCCTTTGAAGAAATACGAAGCTTTATGTATGTACGGGGATATGAGCTATAAAGCGAATGGGGATTACAAAGCGTTAGTAGTAGCCGGTAAGACCGGAAAAGAATTTCATATCATCTTCTGTTACTTGAGACAAAAAAGCAGGCACGATGCTGCAAGGTGGCTGTATGACTTATATGAAAAGCAGAAGTTAATGCAGTTCAATATTCGCTATATGATTGAGGGATTATTTGCACAGGATGAGTTTGTTAATGATTTTGATACGGAAGGGGAAGAGCGCGGGTTTTACATCCCAATTGTCGCAGATAAAAGACCGAAAGAAGGTAAATACGACCGTATAGAAAGCCTTTCCGGATTTTTCGAACGACGTAACGTTTACTTCAACAGCCTTAAAAACGGCAGCGATATGCAAACGTTAGTAGATCAGTTTTTAGCGTTCGAAAAAGGCAGTCAAGCACATGATGACGGACCCGATGCAGTGCATGGAAGTTTCTCTTATTTAAATATGCGTACGCATAAAAAGAAATCAAAATACGCATTTGGCAAGCGTGTAAATAACAAGTTTTAAAACTCTTTTAAAATACTTTAAATGTTTATTGAAAAGGAAGAATTGAAAAGCGCCATCTATCACTACCAGGTAGAAGAGATCACAGAGGCAGATGATGACATTGTTTTTATGGCCATTGCTGCTGCTGAAGATGAAGTAAAAAGTTATCTAAAGGCCAACAATATGAAAGCGTGGAAAGATGGCAGAGCAT